CTATGATGTAGTTATAACGTCTGCTTCCTATGGTGAAGGCAAGAGAAGCCATGTGTTTGGTGCTTATGGCATATCTGTAAAGGATGGCTCAGATTATGTCTCAGTGGGTAAAGTAGGCACAGGCTTCAGTGACTATGATTTAGAGTGGTTGACAACTGAGTTGAGAAAGAACGTCGAGTCGTTTTCAGATGACGCCATGTATTTTCTGCCACGTATCGTGCTTGAGGTAACGTGTGACTTGATTACCACTGATGCTGATAATAACATTGGACTTCGATTTCCACGTTGTATTAGAATTAGAAAAGATAAGTATGCTTCTGAAGTTGATACTCTAGATACCTTGAAGGAGGTAATGTAATTGATTAAAGCAGGTTCAATGACCCTTATAGACGCTATACCCTATAATTGCGTAAAGATTGTAGATAATATGGCTTATTTGAAGAGGGCCGGTGACGAAACTAGGGGGAGATTCAAGAGAATGAATGCCAAAATGGTCCCATACGTGGATGATAACGGCACATTAGTAGTTCCAAAGGCTCCGCCTATCAATAGAAAACGGCTGTCTAGGTTTCATTTCGTCAAGGTGATAAAAGAAGCAACTGAATTACCAATATCTCACGATTTGGCATATTACGTTGCAGACCATCTTGAAGCAATAGTACATACCTTGGCTGGTCGAGCAGAAGAGAATGCCATTGAACATGGTGATAAGAGAATAACTGCCGCGCATTGGTATTATCTAGACCTAGCACCTCAACAGGGTTATGGTAAATGGGAAGAAAATCGTGAGTACGCCAAAGAATACAAGACTTACTTGTCTAGTTCAATGGCTAAGTTGGAGGATGTAGAAGATGTATGAGATTGATATTAGTGAGATAGTTGCCAAGTATGGAGGATGTGATTTAGTTAGATATATGTTCTATGCAGAACCGGGGCATAGAGATATGATTATCCTTAAATCAGGGATAGAGGATGTGTATAAGCATCCCTATTTCGTAGGAGTAGAAGAAATAACAGAAGAAGACGCCAGAGCATATGATGTTCAGCGCGGTTGGTTGATTTCCTTTGTGTTCACATTTGATATCAAGGAAAGCAAGATGGCTGAATGGATATCACAGGGCTTAGATGAATTACGTGTCAAGCACGAATTGGTGGAAGTAAGGGAGATAGTTAGCGATGTATAATGATGACCAACTGATAGGAATTCTAATCTCTATTGCAAAGCCAGAGATACATGTATCTAGGGCTGACAATACTAACATAGGTTACAGAGTAAGAGTTAGAGTGAATATAAGAGGGTCTGAAACATTTCTCTTGGGAGTTCATAGGACTCTCATTCAAAAGGGAATTGAGTCGAAATACAAATCAGAAGAACATAGAAGCAGACCAAGACCTATACTCACAATAGGTGGTATTGTGAATATATGGAAACTCATTCAGTTAGTTCCAGAATCGTTGCCTGATGCTAAGGATTGTTGGGGAGAGTTGAGAGAGATTATAGAAATAATAGACAGTGGCGAGCATCATACTCTAGAAGGATTAGATAAGATTCTAAGATTAAAGGGAGAGATATGATGGATGCACCTGACTCAGATGATATTCAGATTCTAGAGAATGAGACATATCGGACACTTAGGGATGGATGCAAGGAATGTGGCTACCGCCATGTTGTATTCCAAACCTGCATAAGTATTGAGTCAAGTGCTAAGGTGTTCTTTATGAATATAGAATGCCCCAAGTGCAATACTGAATATACAGAAATAATGCATATGAAGGAGATAGAATGATAATAGGAATAGAAACAAAAAGACCAATTATAATTGTAGGGAAAGAAGGCACAGAAAAGAAAGAACAAGCACTTGCGTTTTTCGATGAACCAATTGTAAGGTATGCCAACGAATATGATGTTGTTGACAATTACAGCATTCCTGCTGATAGAGGTATAGTCATACTAGAGGCTAACTTCAAACCCAACACTGAGTTGATTGTGGATACCTTACTGAAATATCGAGGTGATGTTGTTCTAACATCGGCAAACCAAAAGGATGTGCCTAAGAAAATATTCTCGCTATGCAAATTAAAGAGAGCAGGTAAATCTAAATTACAAGCCAAATTGAAATCATTGGCTCCTAATTCAGATGAACCTGAAGACTACTACAAGAATGTGTTTGAGATTACTCATGACTTCTTGAAGAACAAAGACCGTGATGATGTTGCGTTGAAACTCAAGTTGAACAAACCACCGGATGTTCAGATACTATCTTGGTTGGCAGCCAACATACATCCCAACAAGTTAGCGTACATTGATGCTAAGGTGAAGAGAAGATGGTCGCAGGACTACTTCTACGAGTTGTTGGCTTACTCTCATAATGGGACTCTTGCTAGAAGCGCGATAATCCCATCTAAGAGAGCGTATGATAGAGATGCTCAGATATGTAGAAAGGTTGGCTTGAAAAGCCATGAGAAGTATATCTTAGAGCAAATGAAACAAGACCCTGATTTCGTGAAGTACATGAAAACCAAGTTGAACAATGTGCAGAAGCGCAGGGCCAAGATACCGGATAGGGTATCTAAAGTAAAGAAGAAAAACAAACAGGTTGGATTAGATAATTGGATGTGAATTAGAATGTTATGGACAGAAAAATATAGACCGCAATCACTAGAAGAAATCTTAGGACAAGATAAGTTCGTTAGTGATGCTAGGAATTGGAAAGAAGGAATGCCTAATCTTTTGCTTTATGGGGAAGCAGGTATAGGTAAAACTGCGGCAGCAGGAGTGATAGCAAACTTTGTGCTAGGTGAGGATAAGGAGTCTAACTTCTTTGAAATCAATGCCTCTGATGATAGGAGGCTTGAAGTGGTTAGAACCACAATCAAGGAGATTTCCTCCGCTATGAAGATAGGTGATGTACCTCATAAGGTGATATTACTTGATGAGATGGATGGTATGACTCCCGATGCTCAGAATGCGTTGAAGAGACTAATGGAGCGTTATAGTTCCAATGTTCGTTTCATCATCACATGCAACCATAGGCACAAGATAATCTATCCACTGCAATCGAGGTGTGCAAACTACGGCTTTACTAGGCTATCAGACCAGCAGATAGCGATTGCTTTGAGAAGAATAGTGTCGGCTGAAGGGATATCTGACGTAGATTTTACTCAGTTGGAAGAGTTTATAGGGACTCTAAATGGTGACTTAAGACGAGGGATTACTGAATTACAGGCATCTGTTTCAAGTGATACTTCATTAACAATGCAAATAGAAAGAATGCAACAACCATACAATGAATTGTTAGAACACATTCTAAATGACCAATACGAATTAGCCCTCAATAAGATGCATGATATGATACATATGTCGTTAGACATGAAAACCATTTGTATAGGAATTCATGATGTAATACTAAAGAAAAGTAGTTTGCCGACAGCGAAGAAATTCAAGTATCTTAGAGTAGTGGGGGAAAGTGAATGGAGAAGTGGAAGCATGACTCCTAAAGTATTAGCGGCGTGGATGGTAGGCCAGTTAATCTAAAAGAAAAAGAGGTGAAAAAGATGAAGATAAGAATACCGAAAGAAATGTATGACAAGATAAGTGACTATGCCTTGGAGAATGATATAACATTCGATGAGGCTTTGTTGCGTTGTTTCAAGATAGATGAACAAAACCAACTAAGGAATTGGACACCTATGCAACAGCAGCAGCAAGAACAGATGGAGGGTGGCATTGAATGAGTACCATAATGGCACTAGAGAATAGCAGACAGACAACTCTAGATGAGTTCGGATTTGTTTTTAAGTGATAAAATGAAGTGGTCTGAATACTTTGAAAGAAAGAAAAAATATAAAATAAATAGAAAATATTGGAGATGAATAAAATGGAAGAAAAGGTAAATATAGAAATAGCCAAGGCTGCTGAAGTCTTGGGAATGGAGGTTTCTGAAACAGAAACAAAGTATATGGAGATATGTGAAACAAACAATCTCAACCCCATAGAAGATTGGGCTTTGGCTCTATCTTTGTTTAGGCAATGGTTCAGTGGGACTTTTGCCTATAAGGACGCACCGAAGCAACAGACTAGTAGTAATTCACTAGTGAAGAAGGCATCAGGGTATTTCATATCCCTAGATGCTGCTAGAGACATGGCTAAAATGCAGAATGATAGGATTAAGAATGAGTATATTAGAGATGCTGAGACTACCTATTCACTCGGTAAAGTGGCTGTAATACTAGAAGAAGGCGGAGGCTATGAGATTAGCAGAATGCACAAGGGCAACGAACAGACAAAGAATGTCTCAGAACTTCCCTCTAACTCTCATGAGATAGAGGTAGGTAAGTGGATTGTGCCGTTAGATAGCATACAGCAGTATTCTAGCGGTCCAAACAACAACTATGGTAGGCCACTACCATCTGAGCAATTCAGGCTCGCAGGAGTCTTTATTGGGACTGTTGACGGTAACGAGGGTCTTTACTACTTCTCCTACAAAGGAGATGGATGTAAGACGTTCAACCCTCAGACATTCCACTATGTCCACTTTGACTGTATTCCTGACAGTAACAATGCAGACAGGATTTATGGTTTCAAGATGGGTACTATGGAGAGTCTAGTGTATAACGCTGACTTGTCTGATGATGACCCAACAAAGACACCAAGCCCATCTGTGTCTGATTTACAGACGCATATGATGGAGAACGCAATGGCACACTATTGCAGTCTATCAGATGTTGCAAGGCATCATTCTGAGTCGGAAGGTAAGCCCTACGCTCAGCGTTTTGTAATAACTGATGGTTCTGTATCTAGTGTCAACATGACGCCAAACAGCATTGGAACAAGAAGGATAACCGTAAGTGATTTGAATTCTGATTTCGATTATGATGGTGGCTCATGGGCTGGAACAACTTGTTGGATTCCATCTAACATAGACATTGACTTCGGCATTGGTTCAGCATTGATTCTTGTTGGTAGAACATCACAGGGCAGGAATCAAGATGGTGGACCGGGTGATATTACGCTAAACGTTAGCGGTGTTCTATGCACTGAGAACCGTGGAGTTGTAGCAGAACCCTACGAGTCAACAGAAGAAGACATTGATTGGTTCTGAGACTAATCGTTCCTATCGGTAGCAGTGTCCGACAAAGGGGTGCAAAGCCCCTAAAAAGGTGATAAAATGAATAGTATGTTTAAAATTGAGAACGGAGTAATACATGGTGGTAGTTATGCTACTATGTTAAGGACAGTCGAGTTCATTACATGGAGAATGAATGCAGACACAGGTGAGTATTGGATGAAGTTCCACTTGCCATCAGGTAAAGAAATAAGAATTAAGGTCGATTTAGAAGACCTACGCGATATAATGAATCAATGGGCGGAATATGAATTGAAATTAGAATTAGGTGATGCAAATGAGTTGGACTACTGAGAACAAAGGCGATGCGGTAAGCAAAGAGAATATAACAAAAGCAGAAGATGTTGACTTCGGAAAAGAACAAGAGGCATGGAATAAAGCATATGCCAAGAGATTCTTGAAGAAGAAGGAAGACAATAGAGCAAGATTGGTATTGGGTATATGGGGCAAGCCCAAGACTGGTAAAACAGGTCTATCTCTAGATTTTCCTGATAGGCAGATATACGTCCTTGATTGGGATAGAGGTGTTGAATCCACATGGAGGGAGCATCATGACTCCACCGATAGGATTCAAATCCATTGTCCTATCAACAGGGATAAGAGGAACATAATAGATATCGACAAGTCTGAGAAGGAGTCGTTGATGTTCATCAATATGGTTAGACAAAGAATACTAGAGGGAGAGAAACCTATCTTTGTATTCGATGGCGTTGATACTTACTTCAATTCCTGTCTGCTGAAGGTCAACAGTGACCCAACAAAAGTCACTAAAGTAATGCCTTGGCAATATGGAGAGAGGAATAAGACGTTCAACTTCATGATGGAAGCAGTGTATTCCTTGGATTGTGATGTGATATACATCACTCATGAGAAGGAGCAATACATTGACAATACTGTTGTTGGCTATATTCCCTCTTGGCAAGATTGGGGCGGCAAACTAGAGCAGGAAATTAGATGTTATAGTCGAGAGGACAAAGGCGAATTGAAGTATTTTGCTAAACTAATTGGTAGTAGGACCAAAGGCAACCTAGTTGGAACTACGTGGACAACGAGAGATGGTAAGCCACCTAACGTAGTTTGGCATGGTATTACTGAACTACGAGATGGTGCAATATGAATGTTAAATTTACAGTGAATAAGAAAGAGTTTGAATCTGCGTTGAACGCAGTGACATTGAAGGGTAAGTACAAGAGTTCTCACACTTCAAAGTTAGCAGTCATAAGCAATGATGTAGCCGGAGCGATAAGCAATGATGGCACTTCATTGACATTGGCTAATGCTAGCGATACTATGGCTGCTATGTGCAGTGTTAGTATCGTTGATATTGAAAGAACAAGTGAGCAGTCTATGTTCATCTTTGAGGTAGAAAGGGTATTGAAATATCTGAAGACATTCAAGGACGATGTTATGAGCATCACGATAACAGCATCCAATGTCATTCTGAAGACAGACTCGCAAAGAGCGCAGATACCACTACTGGTCGAGCATTCGGGTATGACTGCCATTAGTAAGATATTCTCTACTAATGTCGATGTAACTGTTGATGAGTTTCCCACTTTTGGGAAGACAACATTCGAGTCAAAGATTACAGTGGATGGCGATGCATTAGCCAAGGCTATCAAGAATTGTAGTATTGTCGGTACTGCTACCTACAAGATTAACTTCAACGACGGCACATTGAGTGCCTCGTCTGTTAACTTCCATCAGACCGAGAATTACAAAGTAACAATACCTATGATTGCTTCTGTTGGAGAAGACTCAACACTTGAGGTATCTGCACCACTAGACAAGTTCTGTTCTGGTGTTATGTACCTGTATATGAAAGACGATGCTCCCATACTGTTGTGTGGGGCAGATAGAAAATTAATAGTAGCACCCTATATTAGAGGATGATGTAATGATAATTAGTGCAATAGATAATGCGAATATGTTTGTTCTTAGATGGAGAGATGACAAGAACAAAAGATTAGAATCGAAAGTCAGTTATGCTGATTTCAATCCTTATTTCTACATTCTAGCGAATGATACTGAGAGGTCAGGGGTTAGTATCACAGAATACGTCAATGGTAGGAGGGATTCATTTAGAATCAATCTCAGTTATACTGTTGACGGTTCTGTATCTCTTGATGGTAGGGCATTGAAGAAGGTAACTTGGAGTCCACCGAAACCCGCTTACACTAGGGAACTGCGCAAACAATGGAGAGAAACATTCGAGGCAGATGTTCCCTTTCATTATCGGTATGCGATTGACCAATTAACATCATTGCCAGAATACAAACTTAGGAAGTTCTATTGGGATTTAGAATGGCAGCAACGTGGTGAGCATGATGGTGCTATTACTTGTATTTCCTATTATGATAATTATTCTAAGAAGTCCAGTGTGCTTTGGTGGCAGCCTGATTCGATTAAACGAACTGCGAGAGGTCACTCCAAGCCATTCGATTCTGAGAAGAATATGTTATTGTCATTCATTCGTGATATATCAGAGAAAGACCCTGATATGTTGATTGCATGGTTCGGGTCTAAATTCGACCTTCCTAAATTGATAGAGAGATTACATGCTAATGATATAGACCCAAGACTTCTTTCTCCTTACAACGATGTTAAGGGAGTGTACTATTCTGGGGGAGTAAAACTTAGCAAGGCTGTCAAATCCTATACTCCTATCGAACAACCGATTAGAGGTAGACTGATACTCAACCTTGACTTGGCATTCGAGAGACAATGGAATGATGCACAAAGAGGGACATTACCTTCTTTGGCATTGGATTATGTTTCTGAGAATGTTCTAGGTGAGAAGAAACTGGTTAGCAGTAGGTTTCCAGATAAGAATGAATTCTTCCAAAGAGGATGGTTGGAGGATACTCAAAACTATTTGGACTATGCTAGAAAGGACGTTGATTTGCTTGTTAGATTGGATGAAGAAAACTATACTTCTGAGGCAATCATATCTCTCCAACGTCTGATTGTCGCACCTTTCGATGCCTGTTTCTATGCATCAAACATGGGTGGAATATACTTCATGCGTAATGCTACTTGGAAGGCCCCAACGGGAGACAAAGAAGGTGAAAGGATAGAATATGAGGGGGCTATGATTTACAACCCTGAGACAGAAAGAACAAATGGATTGCATCTAGGTGTTGCTGCGTTTGATTTTGCAGGGCTGTACCCTAGTATGATGATTGCCCGTAATATATCATGGGAGACTAAATCAAAAGAGCCAACTGAGTTTGGTGTCAATGTACTGATACCAAGAGATTTCAGTCCTGTCAAGTTTGAGGATTGGAAGTATTACAGAACAGATGAGTTAGGGCTTCTACCTAAAGCGGTTTTAGACCTGAAGAAACTAAGGACGGAATATAAGAAGAGAATGTATAATGCGAAAGACCCTTCTGAATATGCCAAGTGGAACAACAACCAATTGGCGGTAAAGAGACTAATGGCTTCATTCTACGGAGTGGTTGGATATCAGGGATTCGGTTGGGCTGATGTTGATTTGGCTGCTAGCATCACTGCTAGTGCTAGAGAGGCAATCAGGGAAGCAGCGTTTAAGGTGATGGAATTATGAAGAATAGAAGACAATGTAGATGGTGTGGTGCTATACACCCATTTGGTTTGGATAGAAGATTTAGATGTGGTGAGTGTAGATGAAAGTGGTCTACGGCCATACAGATTCAATATACGTTCAGATGCCTATGGAAGAAGCAGAAGCAACTCTTCAGTTACTAAACAACCATGTCAGGCAGAAGTTTCCTAATCTCCTAGAGTTAGATGAGCATCCTGTGACTTTGGAGTTTGAGAAATACTATCAGTCGCTAGGTGTAGGTCTAACCAAGAATAGAAACGCAGGTTTGATTTCTTGGAAGGACGGTAAGCATTTACAAGAACCTGAATTCGTTATGACCGGCTTTACTGCAAAGAGGCTATCCATAACAAAACTAGCGAAGGAGACTCAGTTGAGTATTCTCAAGATGTGGGTTGGTCAATTCACTGAGTTGGAGATAACTAGCATGTTGAAGAAAGCATACTATGCGGTGCTTGAGGGAAAAATCCCAGTTGACTATCTAATTAACAGAAGTAGATATAGACCTGAAAGGCTTTCTTTCAAGTGTGGTGAGTGCAGAAAACAACTATCAATGCAAGATTGCCTTGATGCTCACAAAGAAGCAAAGAAGGACAATCACGAATCATGTTGTAGTAAATGTGGTTCTAGTCTTAAGGTAGTCACACTCACTGGTAAAAGACCAAGCATAGGTTCTGGCATTGAGGGAGTTATCTGGAATCATCAGAATGAAGAAAACAAAATAGATGATTCTTATGTCTATCTTAGAGTAGCAGATAATGTCAGAAGACCTACTTATGTGAATCCAGTTACAGGGGTGAATAAAAGACCCTCGTATATTGCTGCTTCTACTAAAGAAGAACTACAACGACATACACCTGATTGGCCTCATTATGCAGAATCTATAATAAAGAAGGCAGAGCCAATATACAAGGCAATGGGTTGGAGTCTCGCCCCAATAAAAGATGACTCAAAACAAAAAACGTTAGATGAATGGTGGTAATAATGAAAGAATATACATATCAATGGAATGTAGAAGATGAAGAACCTACTTTGAAGATAACCAAATCTTCTTTTGGTTCATTTCAATGGTGTCCTAAGAAATACGAGTTCTCGTATATCGAAAGACTACCTCAAGATACTAGTGAGGCCATGATTAAAGGCACAGTAGTACACAATAGCAGAGAAGATTTCTTCGATGTGTTCGATGTCAGGAAGGCTGAGAACATGAGTAATGAAGAATTAATACAATACAATATGGGTTTGCACCCTATTGATGGCTACACTGACATATACAGAAACATATCTGTTTTTGAGGCAAATAGGTTCATTGAAGCCAAGCAAGCAAACAAACTAGAGAGTTACTTGCCTGTAATCAATGAGGTCAAATTAGACGCTGAGTTGTTCATTCCACAGGACTTGAACCCAAAATGCGTCTTGGAGCGTGATTACACTGTTCACCTTCAGGGAATCATAGATAGGATGTTCATGGAAAACAACGCATACATACCTATCGAATTGAAGACTGGCCCTTGGAAGGACTACAAGAGAACTAGTATGAGAAAGGAATTGTCCTTCTACAAACTGCTTGTTGACAATGCTCCTGATGAGATGCTGGCGGAAGCAGGCATAGATAGGAATATACCAATTACCCATTGGGGATGGTACTATCCTGTATCTAATTATATTGAGACTGAGCCTGTTAAGAAGACCAGCATAAACGCTGTAATGAGAGGAATCACATTACTCATAAAAGCGTATGAAAATAAATGCCGTGTAGGAGAAGAGTTCCCTACTAAGTATTATTTCAAGACCTGCCAGCATTGTAGTTTCATGCCTATATGCGATGCAGCACAATCAGAGATGTGGTGATAATATGTTAAGAGATAAGATAAAAGAGCAATTGAGAGGAAAGACTTGGACCTTCCAAGAGATAACGAGCATAGCAGAAGTAGTAGATGGATTGATGAATATGTGCTATTCTGATTTGAATGCACAGGAAAAGTTGGATTTGATTTGGAACGTTGAGCATGATGGCGTGGTATTCGGTCAATTCTTTCAAAGGCTAGTTCAAGAGACAATGACTCAAGAGATAGCAAAGATAGTCAAAGAAGAATTAGAATCAGCAACAATAGAATTTAAGGTGAATAAAAATGAAGTTTCCAAGGGAAGTGTGGGCGGGAAGTCACATAAAGAACGCTCCACAGATGAAGAGAGTAAAGATAAACAACAAGAGTGAATTTGTCAATTGGGTCAATGCATTCAATGGCAAGATGAATTGCTATACATCAGTATATGACTTTGCGAAGTATGCTGAAGAGGCTGCAATTGATTCTACTTGTATCAAGGATAGAATGTTCTTGGATTTCGATGCACATGGAGAACCATTGGAAAATGCATATAAGGATTGCATAGCAATATGTGATGTTCTATTGGAACAAGATGTACTGTTCAACATGTATTTCAGTGGTAAAGGGTTTCATATGATAGTATTCGGTGAGAAGACTGATGATATCAGAAGCATTCAGACGTATTTCTCCACGTTGGTCCCGATTGCTCCTACTTTGGATAGAAGCGGAATACAAGTTAAGAGACTTCGTAGAATACCCAATACGGTTAATCTCAGTAGCGAAGGCCCGTATTTCTGTATTCCTATCACAAAAGAGGATATAGGCATGGGCTTGGATTTCATATTGGAGAAGGCAAGAACCGGCAATCATCCTCAAGTAAGATATGGAAGCAAGTTAGTCAAATGGCCTAGCGTCAAGCCTATCGAGATAAGCGACATTGAAATCAATGCTCCCAAACCAGTAGGTGAATTACCAATACTTCCTTGTCTGAACAATGCAATAATGGTAGAGAATCCCGGACACTATGCAAGAGTGTATCTGACACAGTGGTATAGAGATATACTAACTAGCAGAGAACGTCATATAAGTGATGAACGTAAGTCAGAAGTCATGGAGATAATCATCAATGAATTCAAGGCCATAGCAAGCAAAGAAGAAATATGGCTGGATTGGGATGAGAAGACAACTAGGCATCATGTCAAGTTTGTAGTTGATGGTGGCTATCATGCTCCTAGTTGCAAAGATAAACTGATACCGCAGGGCTATTGTCCGGGTAGGTGTTGGAGGTATTGTGAATGAATAAGATAATAATAGACAGTAGAGAGACTTCTGATTTATCGGAATTTATAATATCAGAAGCAAGTAAACTGAATATACTAAGTGAAAAGAAATGGTTGGAGATTGGCGACTACGTTTATCAAGACGTATGCTTTGAGGCAAAATCCACAATTGATTTCCTACAATCCGTATTGAATGGAAGGTTATGGAATCAGGTGGATAACATGGATAGGCACTATGAATATAGCATAGTGATAATACATGGTTCGCTCCATCAGGTCATGGCGTATCCCAAGTATGTTAACTTGGACATAAATGAAAGACTGCTAACGCACAAGTTCTATGGTGCAATTGGCAGGCTTACATTAGATACTGACTGCAAGGTTTTCTGGGTAGAAAGCGCACAGAAGGCTGCAAAGATAGTCACTACTATATGTAAGATGCGACCAGTAAAGAGAAGTGTTATTCAACCAACGTTGTTGAAAAGGATAACAACAGATGATTTAAGGCTAGATATGCTATGCACAATCAAGGGCGTTAGCAAATCCAAAGCAAAGAAAATAATAGAAAGATATGGTTCCGTTATGGAAATAGGGGAATCAAATGCGAATGAATTATCTTCTATCGATGGGATAGGACCAACGATAGCAAAGAGGATAATAGACACGCTAAATAGTGAAGATAAAGTGGTAGTATGAATTGGACAGAAACTAATAGAAATGAATATGAAGACGAACTGTATTACAGTTTCGTAGATGATAATGTAGCAGCAGAAAGCAATAAGTTGACGCTGCCAAAGATTGTAGAGAAGTGGACTGCTGATGCTGTATTGGCATCAAACTACAATGACGTACCTGCGGCATTGGCCTTCTTCTCGGTATTGGGGCAATTGTGTAAAGACATGATTGCTATTCCTAGCAACCTGAATGTGGATGATACTCGCATTCAGTTTCTATGGATGCAAACATCAGGAACAGGTAAGTCAACTTTGACTAATTGGTTCTTGCCTGTGTTGAGGTTGACGTTTGATACCATCAATGCGAAGCATGAGACTAAATTCGATATATTCGATATAACAGATTATACCGATGCAGCATTGATTGGTTCTTATGAGAAGAGAAGAGAAGAGGTCGAGGATGAAAACGGCCAAATGAGAAGAATGGAGATTGATGTTCAGGTTCCCGGTCAATTAGAAGGCGAGGGAATGGCTATGTGGGATGAGTTTGAGTATTCTGGGATATTCAAACAAAGCCAGCACAAAGAACAGGCCATCGTTTATCTGAACACATTCATGAATACACTATGGGGTGAAACATGGGTCATCAGCAAGAAACTGAAGCAGGGAGAAGACCCCATCATCTGCCAATGCAGAAGGTCAGTATATGCTACAACGTACATTCCAAAGGAATTGACCACTGTTATTACTGAGAAGGGTGTGCTTCAAAGGATTCTAATCTTCATTTACGAAGTACCTCAACACCAGCAGAAGCAAATGAGAAGGCAACTAATCAAGGATTGGGGTATTGTTGGTAATAGGTCTTTGCCTAAAACAACTTACGCCAAGAACTTCTTGACGCTATATGATACATTGAAAGAGAGATTCGATGATGTAGGACAAGACCCTCTAAAGGTCATGAGGTTCAGTAAGAATGCAAACGATGCTTTAGAGAGAGAATGCGTGTTAATGGAGAAGTACATAGAAAGTTCTAGAATAGAAGTGTTTCAATCAGTAGAGACTTTCATCAATAGAATGTTAAAGCACATTCAAAAGATGGCTATATTGTGTGCAGTAGCAGAAGCCCCAAGTATATCAGATAAAGATAAAAGGTTCATTGTTACGCAGAAAAACGTACTTCAGGCATCCTCTTTAATTAGGAAGTGCTATAAGTCCCTCGTATCTTGGCTGGATGAAAGTCTCCGTGAAGAGAAGAAGGGTCTGCAAGAGAGAGCCAATATTAGTGCATTCAAAACAGTATATCGTGAATTGAAATCTAAGGAAGGATGGGTCAACAAGAACGTTCTATTTCAAAAGGTTAGAGAAAAGACGAAGAAAGGACAATCCACTCTTTACAAATGGTGGTCAAAGATAGAAGAATACTTTGAGGAAGACAAAATAAACAGGGTAGTTTATGTAAGATTATTGGAGGACAAGAAAGATGACGAAGTGGGAGAATAAATACATGGTGTTCGATGCGGCTAACGGCCCTAAGAATGTCATAGATAACTTGAATACTGAAGGGGAGATAGGTTGGGAACTATGTTCAATCGTATCTGTTGGTGGAGGCGACCACATGATTGCCTTCCTCAAGAGAGCGAAGGACATTAAAATGCCAGACCCGGAAGACGATAAGAAAGCGAACATCGCTAGACTTTGGGGAGGCGGAGAATAATGAGTAGAAAATTAAGAAAAGCATTCGGTGTAAGTCGTTGGGCTTTTCTGAAAGGAAAAAAGAATGAAGACTTTGCAGAGTGATTCACATGTCTGAAGTATTAGCGATAGATTTGGAAACTAAGAACTACTCCTATGATATAGGAGGTTGGGGCAATACCCATATGTTTCAAGTATCCACTGTATGCACTTGGGATGGGGATAAAGGCACAATATACATTGACAAAGCAGTAGACGAATTGAAGAAGTCCAATGTGGAAGTCAAGCCTATATCCCAATTGAAGTTTGATTTAGATGAGCATTTGCAGAAAGGCGGATTGCTTCTAGGACATAACATAGCAGGGTTTGACCTGCCTGTGCTTAGAGACTCATTGGATATCTTTTGTATTCAGAAGTACATGAATAAGAAAGCCTACATAGATACTAGCCGTGAAGTTACCACCGCTATGGGGGAAAGGTATTCTTTGGATAATTTAGTCACACATACTTTAGATGATGCGAAGATAATGCATAGCGAGGATGCGCCTAAAGTCTGGAAAGCAGGAGGCTACTCAGAAGTAGCAGAATACTGTTTGAAGGACTGTGAATTGGTCTATGACTTGTGGAAGTATGGAATAGACAACGGAGTTGTAAAAGGCTTCGATATGAAAGAAGAAGAAATGAAAGAAATTGAGGTGAACTGGTGACTACATTAGAATGGTTATTATGGGCTATTTTCCTGATAGCGGTTTGTCTGTTATTCTTTGCTGCGTTTAGTGGAGATAGAGTCTCCAACCAAACCATTGAGGAATACATGGATAATCTCATGACGGAAGAACAACAGGATTGGGGCGGAAATAATCGTGGCTCTTAGAGAAACGTGTCCCACCTGTGGACAAGATACGATACCTAGAAGAATTCTAGGTTTTTATGTTGGTTCTCCGCAAAAGGTAAAGATTTGGGAGTGTAGAGAGTGTTACTTTCTATGGTCTGAGAAAGTCTTGCCTTCTGCGGAGTCCAACTCCAAAAAATTTGGCAAAATCCGAAATTAAGAAATCAGATTTTTATTTTGGGTTCAATTTTTTATACCAAGTCTTTTCGGGCTTCATATACTGTCGAGAGAAATTAATTAACACAGTTGATTTATTCAGTTAGAGACACCTTACTCTTATAGTGAGTGAATCAGCAGTAGCAGTCTGACCACCTGAACTTGTTGCTGTTAATGCATATACTATGTTCAATGAATCAGCACTAATGCCTCCATTGGTCGAGTCCAAGGTGACTGTGAATGTGGTGCTTAGTGGAGTACCAAGAACGGGATGAGGTGTGCCACTACCAGTAGCACCCGAAGTTATTGATAGCCCCATAGCCGATGTATCTCCACTTGTGCTGGTAGACCATGATATCGTTGACGCTCCTGATGCGGTCAAATTAGTAGTAGCGGTAAATGTGAATGTCTCCGGCTCATCGGGGTCTATGCTGCTAACGCTGATAGTCGGACCACCTATCCCATTGTCCTTAGCACCTGCATGACCCCATGATGATGCTCCTACGTCATATGTACTTGAATCCACATGATTGAGATTCATCGCTCTGAAGTAAGTGGTTAATCCCTCCGCAGCAGATGATACGAATCCTGTTGGTGCGCTTCCTGAAGAAGCAGTCTCAAGTTGTTGGATTGTGCCAATTATTCCTGTCATATACAATTAAATCACCCGATGTATATCCACTTATTTGCTTCTACACTGATGTATGTCCTCGCAGTCTCATCAGCCATAGCAGCATGAGAGGTCCAATTGGTAGATATTGTGTTTGAGTTGAGGTCAGGAGTTGCTGAACCATTGGTGTTGTTGATAATAACGAATTGCTGACCTACTTCTGCGTTTGCAGGGAGTGTCAATGTCCCACCTGTCCAATAGATTGTCTTGCCTGAATCCTCATCAGCGAGAGTCGTGTTGCTGCTGACGGCCTTGATTACCGTCTTACGTGCTTGAACACCGCCATTTGCTTCTATTCTCATTCTCTCAATAGAAGCAGTATCATCATCTTGGTCAATAGGCGATGTGAAGAATACCAAGTCTCCACCCTTATCTCCTGTACTGTGGTCTTCAGCAGCATAAGCAGCAATACCAGCAGATGCCTCTGTCGCTCTTGA